CGAGGAAAATGACGGGACAAACCATGTCGGAAACTATTTACGGCTACTCGAAACCAAGGATCGAAAGCCCAAGCCTAAACCTGCCCAGCGCAGGGCCAGTGGTGGCGGCACTAGCTGACGAATTAGGTGTGCCACTTTTGGAGTGGCAAAAGTATGTGCTTGACGATGCCTTGAAAATCTTGCCCAATGGTCGCTGGGCTAGGTCGCAAGTAGGGGTGCTCTGTGCCCGGCAAAATGGAAAAACTCATCTGATGCGGATGCGGATTCTTGCTGGCCTTTACATCTTTGGGGAAAAGAACGCCATCGCAATGAGCCAGACTAGGCAACTGTCGCTAGACACATTCAAGCAAACAGTCGATATGGCTGAGAGCCTGGACTGGATGCGTAAGCGGATCAAGCGCGTGTCTCGCACTAACGGCCAAGAGGAGTTAGAGATCTATTGCCACCACTACCCAAAATCTTGTGATGGCAAGTGCGAGCGTATCCGCAAGTATTCAATCCGAGCCGCCACATCCGAGGGCCCACGCGGATCAACGGCAGATCTGCTCTATGTGGATGAGCTGCGAGAAATTGACGAAGCAACATGGGCAGCTGTAACACCAGTGACCCGAGCCAGACCCAATGCACAAGTGTTCTGGACTTCCAATGCTGGGGACTTGACTTCAACAGTGCTCAACGAACAGCGCCGCCGAGCCCTGACTTTTGCCAGTGATCGTATGGGTTATTACGAATACAGTGCCGAGCCGGGCACATCCGTTGATGATGTAGAGGGATGGAAACACGCTAACCCTGCAATGGGTTACACGATCAGCGATCAAAACATCAGGGATGCCGCAACCTTTGACAGCCCCGATGCTTTCAAAACGGAGAGTCTTTCGATGTGGGTCGATGCAATCGACAGCCCTTGGCCAATGCAAGTCTGGAATGAATGCGAGACCGACATCGCGCTAGAGGATGGACTTCCAACCTGGATGGCGATGGATCTAAACTTCAACCGCGAATTGGCTTGTCTTGTCACATTGCAACAAAGGGAAAATGGCTATGGGGTATTCCTGCACGAATGGAAAAAAGAGGGGGGCATCAACGACTTGGAACTGGCTGGGGAAATAGCCGCGCTCACTCGGCGCTATCGCCCAAGGGTGCTGGCCTATGATCCCAACACTGCTGGCTACATCGCGCCAAGACTTGCTCAAGCTGGAATCCCAACAGCGCCGACACCTTGGAACTCTGCTGGATTCTCGATCATGTGCGATCAAGCCATGAATGCAATGCAGTCTAGGCAACTATTCCACCCAGCCCAAGAGACAATGCACAGCCATTTAGTTAGTTGCGCTCGCCGCCCGGCATCGGATGGGGGCTGGCGTATTGCTCGCCGCGCTGCTCAAGTGCCGATTACAGCTGCAATTGCTTTGGTAATGGCAGTGGGTCACGCAACTGAACCGCAACAAAGTGTGAGTATCATTAGTGCATAACCCTGCCTTGGGTTCTCATACAGACTGGCTGGCGATCAAAGAGGGATCAAGACCACTAGGACTCGCCAGTCAGTCGTAGGACAACACGCTCTTAAAGCGGACAACGGCGGACAAAATTACACAGATGTAATTTAGTGTGGTGTAATGCGAGAATGGGATTTATAGATTTTTTGCTGGGCACACCCACCGAGAAGCCACAGATCGAAGCTCGGGCAGGTATCGCCATCCCGTTCTATCAGGATGCCTACTTCACGCCTTTCAATACTTTCAGAGTTGATCGCTCTAGTGCGATGCAAGTGCCAGCAGTGGCAAGAGCGCGAAACATTATTGCTGGCACAATCTCGACTCTAGGCATGTATACCTACAACGAAGTAACAGGCCAAAGAGTCCAAGGCCGCACCATCCTAAAACAGCCAGACCCAGCAATCCCACTTGCAGTGACAATGGCTTGGACTGTCGAGGATCTACTCTTTCATGGTCGCTCATTCTGGCAAGTGTTGGAAGTTAGTCCCGAGGATGGCCGACCAACACAGGCCCGGCGCATCGACCCGACCCGAGTAACTTTCACAACTGACTTGAATACCCAAGAAATTGTAAATGGCTTTTACATCGAGGGCGGCTTAATGCCTATGAGTGGTGTGGGCTCACTGATTATGTTTAGCGGAATTGACGAGGGCATTCTCAATCGTGGTGGCCGCACAATCTCCACAGCCTTAAAGCTAGAAGAAGCCGTTCAGCGTATGGCCAGCGAGCCAAACCCAACAATGGTGATCAAGAATAGCGGCGTGGACTTACCGCCAGAGCAGGTGTCTAGTTTGCTGGCTCAGTGGAAGCAAGCCCGGGCAACCCGATCCACTGCCTACCTTTCAGGCCCGTTGGATGTAACTACCTTTGGCTACGATGCTGGACAGATGCAGCTGACCGAATCACGCCTGAACACAGCTGCCGAAATTGCTCGCATGTGTAACATCCCTGCCTGGTACATCAACGCCGAAAGCGCCAGCGCGACTTACTCCAATGTAAGCCAAGAGCGCCGAAGCCTAGTGGACTTCTCACTCAAGCCATTCATGAGTTGCATCGAGGAAAGACTGACCATGAATGACATCACGCCACGCGGCCAAGAAGTCAGGTTTGATCTTGACGATTACCTACGGGGCAACCCACTTGAACAGATCGAAGTTCTCGAAAAAATGCTTGCAGCTGGAATCATAAATGTAGATGAAGCGCGTGAGGAAATGGACTTAGCCCCGAGAGGAAACCCAAATGCTACTTAACTTCCAAGGCCAGGTATTGGCCGCCGATACAGAGACACGCACCATCAAGGGCCTTGTCGTACCTTTTGCCAAAGTGGGAAACACATCCGCTGGCCCAGTCCGCTTTGAGTTTGGCGCGTTCGGTGAAATAGATCCGAGCCAAATTGTCTTAAACATGGAACATGACCGCACACGCCCATTGGGTCGCGGCATCGCTGGCAGCGAGGAGATTAGCCCGGCTGGAATCTCAATGGCATTCAAGATCGCGCCAACGGGTGCTGGCAATGATGCACTAGTCGAAGCATCCGAGGGACTACGCCCAGCCTTTAGCATCGAAGCCAATGTGAATGAATACACCATAGAGAAAGGCGTGATGGTCGTATCATCAGCCAATCTCGAAGCTGTGGCCCATGTAACTAACCCAGCATTTAAGGATGCCCAAATCTCTGATGTCGCAGCTAGTGAATCAGATGACCCAGAAACCACCGAAGCGGAATCCACCGCAGAGGAAAACCCACAGGAGATACAAGTGGAAGAAACAACCGCACCAGTGGCAGATGAAGTGACCGCAGCAGCGGTTGTTCATGCCGCAGCACCAGTGGCCTATGTGAAACCGCGTAGCCCAATCAACAGCCAGGCAACTTACCTGGAGCACAGCATCAAAGCCAAATTGGGATCGCAAGATTCAGCCCAGTATGTTATGGCAGCCGATGACTCATTCTCGACTAACCCAGCGTTTACGCCAGTGCAGTATGTGAATCAAGTTGTCGACACCACAATCGGATCACGCCCAGCAATCGATGCAATTGGCTCACGCGCCATAACTGCTTCGGGAATGGTCATCTCACATCCGAAAATCACAACAGCAGGTACGGTGGCAGATACCAACGAGGGCGCTGCACCATCTGAGACTGGCATTGTTTCCAGTTATGTGAATCTTGATGTGAACAAGTTTGCAGGTATGCAGCGTTACTCTGTGGAAATCCTAGAGCGCTCATCTCCAGACTTTTTCCAGGCAATGGTCGATAACATGACACGCGCCTACAACAAGGCAACGGATGCAGCTGTAATCGCAGCGCTAACTGCTGGCGGAACACAGGCAACAGCAACAGCAGCATCATCCGATGGCATCATCTCGTATGTATCCACCGAAGCCCCTGCCGCTTACCTAGCAACTGGCGAACTTGCAACCGCATACATCGCTGGTACATCCCAGTGGTCATTGCTACTTGGCGCTAAGGATTCAAGTGGCCGCCCAATCTACAACGCATACAACCCACAGAACAACGCTGGACAGGCTGGCCCACAGTCGCTACGCGGCAATGTGCTTGGACTGGATCTGTATGTAGATAGCAACGCAGTATCCACAAGCATTGACGAGTCAGCGTTCATCGTTGTTCCATCGTCAGTTGCAATTTACGAAAGCCCGATCCTACGCATGAGCACCAATGTAGTTTCATCTGGCGAAATCGAAACAATGCTATACGGCTACCTAGCCGTAGGTGTTTTGGTTGCCGGTGGCGTTCGCCGCTTTAACCTGACCTAAGTCAGAGTTAGTTAGAAGTGTGGGGGATGCGGCCCTGTGTCCCCCACACACTTACAAGTTAGGACAATGAAATGGCACTGATCACTTTGAGCGAACTCAAAGCGGTACTAGGCATTGGTGACATCTATGCCGATGCTATTGTCCAGGCGGTAGCAGACAGCGCCGAGAACATCATTCTGTCGTACTTAATTTTTGATGATGTAGCAATCAAGGGCGTATCTTTGACCAGTAATGTGGCGAAGTTTTATTGCTATGAAAATACCTTTGTAGTTGGCCAAGCATTGACGGTCAGCAACTGTGGCTCACCTTTTAACGGATCACGCACAGTCACAGCTACGGGCGTAGATGAGTATGGCGTGACATTCTTTGAAGCTGCAATCACTAACGCAGACATTACTAAGCGCTCAGTTATTCCAAATGGCCGAGCCGTATTGACCAGCCAAGCCGCGCTCTATGACACCACACCAGAAGTCCGAGAAGCTGCTATGGCCGTTGCTTGCGACATTTGGATCACTCGCACAGGCACACTAGGCCAGCAAGGTGTGGACTTCCAAAGCCCAGCACCGTACCGCCTAGGCCGTTCTATGCTTACTCGGGTATCAGGATTACTAGGCAAGCACCTAGACACTAGGGGCTATCTTGGCTAATCTAGCCACCTACCGCGCTAACCTTGCCGCAACTCTTGCAGCTGCTGGTCGGGTTGTTTACGCATGGCCGAATGAAAACATCACACCGCCAGCCATTGTGCTTGTGCCGGGATCGCCTTACATCACAGTTGGCGCAATCGGTGGCGCTCGTTGCCATGTGCGCTTTGACATTACTTGCATTGTAAATGCAGCCGATAACCAAGCGG